TTGATAATGACCATTCTGTTATTGAAATAGATTATCGTAAACATTTAAATGATATAATGGAAATAATTAATAGGCATAAGGGGTAATCTTGGCTAAAATTGTTTTCTTGGGTAACTTTGGTGTTGATTATAGTAGTGAAAGTCATCATACTAAATCATTAGAGTCTCTTGGGCATACCGTCATTAGAATGCAGGAGCAAAAGGCTAAGAGTAATGTGATTTTGGCTGAGGCTTTACAAAGTGATTTATTTGTTTGGGTACATACTCATGGATGGAAAACTCCAGGATCTCCATCTATGGATGTAGTTTTAATGGAACTAAATAAGGCTGGAATACCAACAATGACATATCATTTAGATCTTTGGTTTGGTTTAAAACGTCAGAAAGATTTAGAAAATGATAACTTTTATAAAACTATTGGACATTTTTTTACAGTTGATAAATTAATGGCAGATTGGTTTAATGAAAATACAAATGTAAAAGGACATTATATTCCCGCTGGAGTATATGGAGAAGAGTGCTATCTTCATGAAGATTATGGCAACGGGTATGAACATGATATTATATTTGTTGGCAGCAAAGGATATCATCCAGAATATCCGTACCGCCCAATGTTGATAGATTATTTAAGAAATACATATGGCAAGAAGTTTTTGCATGTTGGTGGAGATGGCGATACTGGAACAGTTCGTGGTGAAAAGTTAAATAGAATTTATGCTAAAAGTAAAATTGCAATTGGTGATAGTTTAAACCTTAATTTTGATTATCCTTATTATACAAGTGATAGGCTGTTTGAAAGTACTGGACGTGGTGGTTTTACAATTTATCCCAACATAAAAGGACTTGATGATTTATTTATTGATAAAAAAGAAATTGTTTTTTATGAACATGGTAATTTAAAAGATCTTAAATATAAAATTGATTATTATCTTGAACATGATGAAGAACGTGAATCCATAAGGATCGCTGGACATGAAAAAACAAAGAAAAAGCATACCTATATTCACAGATGGCAAACTATTTTAGGAGAACTTAAACTATGACAGAAATGATTAAGACAACAATTAATGGTGAGTTTGATATTGTTTTGCCAAAACATCGTGCTGATCGTCCTGAGTGGTATACAGACAAAGGTTGGGAAAAACAAAGATTAATGTCTATGTATAACAATATTAATTACGGTGATGTAATGTATTATGTTGGTGGAGAAGAAGGAGAGATGGTTGCTCTGTGTCAAATGTGGGGTGCAGAGGTAATAATATTTGAACCCAATCCAAAAGTTTGGTCACACTACCCTTTGCTTTGGAAGGCTAATGATTTGTCTATGCCAATCGCATGTATACCTGGATTTGCATCTAATCAAAATAATCAGTTAACAAGAATTTATAAAAATGAGTGGCCGCCAGAAGCAGACTCAGAAATTGAAGCAGCACATGGATTTAAAGAATTACATTCTGAGGGTAAAAAATATGGTCAAATTACAATAGACGCTTGTGTATATGAACAAGGATTAAAGCCACCGACTGCAATAAGTTTAGATGTTGAAGGAAGCGAGTGGGCAGTATTAACTGGTGCAGAAAAGGTACTGAAAGAATACAAACCAAAGATCTGGCTATCTGGTCATCCAGAGTTTATGATTATGTATTGGAATAAATATTTGTGGGATCTTAGATATTGGTTAATGCAATTAGGATACAAAGAAACTATTTTAGATTATCAGCATGAGGTTCATTTGTTCTATGAGCCAGTATAAAGCATACATATTTTCTATAAACCCACTAGATGCCGCTGACGGAAAATGGGACTATGGATTATTAAAAGAAACTTTTGAGCGTCACCATATTGAACAAATAGTTGTAAAAAATATACCAAGTGATGAAAGAGCATTCGTGGTTATACCTGGACAAGGAAATGCTGGTAAAGAACAAATAATTAATAAAGAACTTTTAAATATTAATAGAGTTATATTATTTATTACAGGAGATGAATCAGCAAGATTTAATATAGATCTTATTAGTCATCCAAATATTGAAATCTGGATTCAGTACCCTCATAAAAAACATGAAAAATATAATAGATTTTTTATTGGAGTTCCACAGCATTTGAAGCAAGAAAAACCAGATTATCCTAGTAAGTATTATGATATTTATTTTGGTGGTCAAGTTACACACCAACGTAGAAAACAGTTAGGAGAGGTCATGGAAGGCCTTTCAAATGCTTTATATAAGCCTACAAGGGGCTTTGCACAGGGCGATACACCAAAGGACTACTACAAGACTCTTGCAGGGACTAAGGTGGCTCCTGCTCCAGCAGGTGCTGTAGTAATAGATTCATTTAGATTTTTTGAAGCCATAGAAATGTTGTGTATGCCTATAGGAGATGGGAGAAACTCTAAAGGTGAAATTGATAACTATTTTAATTATATTTATCCCAAAGAATTACCATTTCCAGTAGTTGATAACTGGAATGAAATAAATCATATATTACCAAATCTTATTTTAAATTATCCCAATAATATGCATCGTGTAGTTTGTTGGTGGCTAAAATATAAAAGAGATTTTGGATTTAAAATCATGAGGCAGTTACATGAACAAGAATGATGTTACCCCAGTACTTGTTACATCTATCTTGCCAAGTCATCCAGATACCCGCATCCTAGATGAAACACTTAACTCTATACGCTTTCACTTTCCAGATAATGAAATTATTTTGCAAATAGATGGTTTAAGAGATGAGAGGCTTAACCGTAAACCAGACTATGATGAATTTAAAAATCGTATTTTATGGAAATGTATGCATGAATGGAAAAACGTTTTGCCAGTAATTTTTGATGATCATTCTCATCAAACAACTATGATGAAAGAAACAATTGGAATAATAAATACATCTGCACTTCTTTATATTGAAGGAGATGCACCACTTGTTATTGATAGATCAATAGATTGGCAACAATGCTTAGATATGTTAGAATATCAAAAAGCCAATACAATTAGATATCATTTTGAAGATCAGATACCTAATGAGCATTGGCATTTAATGCTTGGTCTTGAAGGTGAATTTTTAAGAACTAAGCAGTGGAGCCAGCGTCCACATTTGAGTACCGTTCAATATTATAGAGATATTGTTTTACCATTTTCAGATGATAAAACTTTTATAGAAGATAGATTTCATGGAAAGGTTCAGTCTGACTCTTGGGATAAGCATAAGTTGTGGATTTACTATCCTGATCGTGGTATTAAAAGATCGTATCACCTAGATGGTAGGCAGGGAACTAGAAAGTTTACATCTGATGATGATGTTTGGGGATACACAGAATGAAACTTGGAATTATTGCCAGATGCGACAATACTGGGCTAGGGAATCAAACAAGGGAATTAGTAAACATGCTAAGTCCAAATAAAATACTTTTAGTTAACTCGCATAAGTTTAATCAAAATAAACAACATCCAGAATGGTACTCTGGATATAATGTAATAGAAACTAATGGCTTTCCTAAAACACAGGAAATGAAAGAGTTTTTAAATGGTCTTGATGTAGTATTGAGTTGTGAAACCTTTTATGGACATGCATTTATTGATTTTGCAAATAGAAAAAATATAAAAACAGTTCTTCAATATAATTATGAATTTTTAGATCATTTAACTAATCATAATATTTCTTTTCCAACAATAATGCTTTCTCCAAGTTTATGGAAATTTGATGAGGCACAAAAAATATTTGGACATAAAACAAAATTATTACATTTACCTCCACCAATAGATATAAATAATTTTAATAATGCAAAACAAAATAATATATCTAAAACACATTATAAACTTCTACATATTGCTGGGAAAAAAGCAGCAAAAGATAGAAATGGTACTGATACTGTAGTTGAAATGCTTAACTATTCTAAACAAGATTACGAACTAGTTATAAAAAGTCAAAGCGATATAGATATAAAGTCAAAAGACTCAAGATTAAAAGTAGAGATATCTAATGTAGAAAGTAATGAGTCATTGTATAGTGGATTTGATGCAATGGTTCTTCCAAGAAGATATGCTGGTCTGTGTCTGCCAATGAATGAGGCGTTGTTAAGTGGCTTGCCAGTATTTATGACCGATATATCTCCAAATAATTATATATTGCCAAAAGATTGGTTAGTTCGTTCTGAGCAGATTGATAAACTAAAAACAAGAGCAATGCTTGATGTATATTCTGCTGATCCTAAAGCATTAGCAAAAATTATTGATCATTACTTTCATAAAGATAAAAAAATATTAGAACAAAAAGAATATGCTTTTCAAATTGGCTATAATAATTTTTCATCAGAAGTATTAAAAAATAAATATATCGATATACTAAAATAGGGCGAACCTATTTTTAAGTCCGCCCTAATATAATTAATTAAATTATTCAGCAGCCTTTTTCTTTGGCTTTGCAGCCTTAAGTGCTTTTTCAACAGCAGATGCTGCTGGCAAACGACCAAATGCTGGATCGTTTGGATTTAATGCACGTGCTGCTACTGGAATAACTGCGCCGACAAGTGCAGCCCAGAGATCTTTTGGATCTGTTACTCCAGCAACGTAAAGCGCTGCTGTTGCACCAATAATTGAACGCATATATGATGCAAGCATTGCCTTGTGTTCTTTCTTAAGTTCCATTTTGTCCTCCTAGGATAGAACCTTTATTAGTATAGCATAGCCAGCCCAGAGACCAATTATTCCTGCCACCCCTGCAAAAACTGGAGGTGCTGGTACTGGTAATTTGAATGCTGCGAAAATTACGCCACATCCAAAACCTGTTAATGTTGAAAGTATTACTTGTTTCATATTTATCCTATCTAAAACTTTTTCGTTGCCAATATTGTTTTTTATATCCTCCAGTTAAGAATCTTCTTACTGAAAAATTATCTCTAATTCTTTTATTATTGTCAAACTCTAACTTTTCAGAAACCCAATCTTCTCTTTTTATTAAAGTCATCTGAATTATAGGAGTACCTGCTGGTATTAATCCCTCAAAACCTTCTTTTATTAAAAAGGGTACTGGGCCTGGAACGCTCCAGTGATCTGTATCAATAATGCCAGTCATTGTATGGAATGGTAAATGAAAATGATTTGATGGATGATGATACATTGTGCTGTAACCTTTTGGTGTCTTTGGTTCCCAAAAACTATTCCAATGAAGTTCTGTATGATAATATCCATCAAATTTAGGAAAAAGATTTTCTGTACCAAATTCTTCTAATCTAGTTGATAAAGGTCTTAAATGGCCAGCCCATTTATATGATAATAAATCTTGTTGAGTTCCAGGATCTTTGCCATTATAGATTATTGTAACATCACAAGGTAATTCATATATATAACCAGATGTAAATGAATCAACAAAAGGAACACATTTTTTTGCACTTCCTCGTTTATCACCATTCATTTGGCGATGATGATTTGGCATTTTTTTAAACCAATCTGGAACATAGTTTTTGGCTGGTTTTGGATACATGTTTAAAATATCAACATCTTCATCTTGTGCAATAAAATAAATATCTTTACTCATTACTATCTTCCTCACCTGGTTGATCTAGTGGAGTTGGAGCAGTTGCAAATGTTCCACATGTATGACACTCTATATCAAGATGATACATGCCAATTGTATATGTTTCTGGATCAAATGCTACTAATGCTTTAAAAAGCGTTCCACCGCAATTGGGGCACTCACATGTTGGAATCCCTCTAGCATCAATCATTTGCTTCCTCTGGCAAAAGAGTTTTTAACTCTTCAAATTCTTTGGATATTTTTTTTAATGCAAAATCATGTGGTGGCATCATGCCCTCTACAGCACCACCATATTTATTATAGTAATCTAATTGTGGCTCAACTTCCTGAATAAATTTCTTTAATCCCGCCTGAACTTTTTCTATATAATCAAAAGCCCAATCTCTTGAATCAGATAAAAATTTTATAAAATGCTCTCGATTTGTATCAAATTCTTCTGGTGCAACTTCTGTTTTTGAATCTAAAAGGTCTTTATATACTTGACTAATCATTATTAATTGTGCAGCAGAATCTCTTATTACTGTTAATTTACGATATGTAATTACATATGATGTAAAAAAAGATATACACATTAATCCTAAAACAATATTAGTCCAGGTCATTTTACCCCTATCTATAAACTAATTGTACTACTATTATTATCTTTTGTCAAACCATACATTTTTTTAAAATCAAAACCTATAAATTTCTCGTATGACTTTATATGCCTATAGTTTCCAGCACCAAAAATACCTTCTTCAATTCCGCACAAAACACGTTTTTGTTTATTTTTTGATATTGATTCAATTTCTTTCCAAGACATCTCTCTTATATTTCTATCTTTCCATATCTTGCTGTAGCCTGCTCTACTATAAAAATGATAAACAATATTTTTAGCGGGAGAATAAATATCCCAACCACGTGTCCAGGCTCTCATTGCAAAACAAATTTCTTCTCCAAAAAAAGAAATTTCTGGATCATATGGTACCTCATTTACAATGTTTCCGCTAGAAAAAATAAAACCAGCGAGTACTGTAGATGATTGCTCTGGAATTTCTTGATTAGATAATTCAATTCTTTTTGCTGTCCACTCATTTCTTTTATTTAAAAATGGAATTTGTTTTGTTGGATATGGTGGTTGTTCTTTTATCTTTGTTGGGAAAGAAACTTCTCCATTAGTTTCCACATGAAAGGGTGCTGGAAAATAAGAAAGAATAACTTTGTTATGTTTACTAATATCTTTTGCTTTATTATATTGATCTAAACAAACTAAGTCCCAATTTTTTACAAATCTTGTATGCGAATCAATTTGTAAATAATATTCTTCGTTTTTATAAAGTTGCATTGCTTTAGATCTAGCAAAACCAACCCCTTTAGCATCTCTTGGATGCATTTTAATTATAGATAAATTGGGTACCCAACTAAGATCTGGTTCATATCTATTAATCTCTTGTAAAACAATACCAAAAAATATTTCACTATTATTTGAACAGTTATCAATAGCAGACATTATTGTTGGAATTAATTCTGGGTCCCTATAACTTGCAATTGATATAAATATTTTATTTTTCATGTGTAACCCAATAGTACTTACATGTTGAACAACATGGTTTATTGTATATGCTGTGTTTGGCATAACCAAATTTGGCATAAAAGATAGGATCTTTATCAAATAAATTTGCCTTGTGTGTAGTAATAATACGCATAAGTTTATTAGTGTCTGACCAAAATAATGGCTGTTTATCTCCCCATGTATTCCAGCATTGATTTTTTAATCTATTAAGGTTGGCTTCATTATTTTCTGTACGAATACCTCGCCCACGAGCCTCATGAATCATAGCCTGTACATATTGCCATAAGCCACGCTCATAGCCTTTCCACATAAGAACTGCGGGATGATTGCGCCAACCACCAGTAGGAGACTTGCCAGACAAAACATTGAGAATCTGATAACACTCAAGAATCTGTTTATTTAGACGCTTATTGTCCAGCCAACGGGCAGTAGTAATTGCATTTGCAGATGGCAAAAATGTTTGCATTATATTGTTGCCATTTCTTGACAGCGTGTACACATCTTATAGTTGTTACCTGTAAATGGACACTTGCCAACCTCAATAAAAGAATGATCTTTAATAATACATATAAAAGATTTAAATATATTTTTAATCATGTTTCCCCCAATCATATTAATTATACATCATTAACAAAAATTTGTCAATTTTTTATTTTTTTAAACTATTTAAAAATTTATTATGATCCGTACAACTTTCTACAACTTTTTGTTGAGATAAAACTAAGTTTGAGTATTTATCCCACCATACTTTATTTTGATTAATTTTTTCTTTATACTTATTAATTAACTCTTCTCTTATAATATTTATACCACTAATTATTTTTAACCAACTAATATGTCCCCAGACATTACCCAACGTATCGTCATACTTGTCTGGCATTCTTTCTGACCATATTTGTAGTTTATTTTTTAAATACTCTGGAGCATTATCATATGAAAATTTTTTCCAAAATTCTGTATCATTTCTTTGACTCATGTAGTGCAAATATATACAGTCCACAACCTCGTCGTTTAATTTTGTACAAAAACTATTATATTCATTACGAATAACTTCACTGCAATCAACCCAATTTGGATTTGAAATAAGTTTTTTTAAAGACAAGATACTAACAAAAATTGATGTAGCCTCTAAAGGCTCTATAAACCCAGAAGACAAACCTATTGCTACGCAGTTATTAATCCATGTTTCATTAAAATAACCAGCATTAAATTTAAATGCACCCTTATTTTTTCTAGGATATTCTGGTTCAAAGCCAAGCATTTCTTCTATCTCAGCCATAGCATCATTTTCTGATATAAGAGAGGAATCAAAAACATATCCACAACCATATCTAGACTGTAATGGAATTTTCCATATCCATCCATATTTCATAGCAATTGCTTCTGTATAGGGTGGTATTGACTCATCTATTTTTAAAAAAAATGGAACAGCAGAATCAACTGGCAAATATTTAGAATGACTATGCCAATTTGAATTAAAAAGTTTTCCTATTATTAATCTATTAAATCCAGTGCAGTCAAAAACAAAATCACAATCAATTACTGTTTCATTTTCTAATAC